CTGAATAACATTCTGGCCAACTGTGTATAAGCTTGGAATTGCGTTTGCCACCTTGCCTGGTATATTACTTAATATTCCAGACAGAGAGTTCCAGTTATTATTCAGGCCGGTTCTCATTCCGCTTATGATATCCCTGCCTTTCGGCGTTACTTTGCTTTTGATATCTCCGATAGCGTTGAAAGATTGAGAACCGATTTTCTTTACTCTGCTCAGGAATGTTGATTCCCTTACAGCTTCCCAGCCATTTTTCAGACCGGTGATCGCAGCATTTCCTTTCCCACGTAGCCATGTTTTGGCATTTCCAAGTCTCTCTTTTGTCTGCCCTGGGAGTTTAGCAATCCAAGACAGTACAGCTGGCAATCCTGCTTTCATACCATTGAACAGGCCAGATATAACATATCCGCCCTGCGTACGCATGACTGTTGATGGTGAATGGATTCCGAAAGCTTTTTTGAATCCGTTTATGAATGGTTTAAAAATGTGTACCTTGATCCAGGTTCCTATATCTTTAAACGACTGCACAACACCATTTTTAAAGCCTTCCCAGGTGAATTTTCCAGCTTCTGTGAAATGCTTTATAATATACTTCCTTGCATCTGCAACTGCATTTTTAAAGATACCGCCAATAAATGCGGCAAAACCTCCAAATGCAGCTCCAAGCGTTTCAAAAACTCTGTCAGCAATTCCGCTCCAGTCAATGTTTACCATCAGATCTTTTGCTTTGTTATAGATGGTGTCCCCCATGGACCACCAATCCATGTGTTCAATCGCTGAGATTGCAAAATCAAAAAAGCCTTTTATCCCATCGGATAAGGTCTGTCCTATTTTTCCTGTATCAATGGTTTTGACCGTGTTGGTTACAAGATCAGCCAGTGCAGTGCCCAAGCCTCTCCAGTTAAAGTTATGAACTGTGGTATAAAGTGCTTCCAGTCGTGTGTTAAAGCACTCTCCAACTGTTTTTCCAACTACACTCCAATTGGTTGTCGCAATCGCTGTATTCAGTGTGCTTACCAGACCAAAGACGGTATCATGTACGGTTCCTTTGATCAGATTCCAGTCAATGCCTTCAAGAGCACCATTGATCCCATCTCCGATAGCTTTCCCAAGACTGTTCCAGTGGAAATTCTTTGCAAAGGTATCTGCAAATCCAAAGGCTGTGTTCAGTCCCTTAGAGAATGTATTACCAACTAATTTCCAATCCGCAGCTTCAATAAAGCCATTCAGAAAAGTGGCAATGCTTTTTGCAATCTTGTTACAGGTATTCTGGATTTTACCCCACGGAATACGTTCCAGTGCTTCGTTGAGCTTATTGCTGACCATGGCGCCAAGTTCTGTAAAATCGCCGGACTTCCAGGAATCTTTGATCAGTTTTGCAAGATCTTTGAAACGGCTCTTGATGGCCGTTGTCTGGAACATATCATCAACACCACCAAGCGGTGATGTATCCGTTCCACTTCCTGTTCCTCCTGATCCGGAGCTGTCTGAATCATCGTTCAGTTTGTTGATCTGGTCGAATCCCAGAAGAGTGCGCTGATATTGTTTTGCCGCTTTTGATGCCGTATCCGCGTTCTTTGCATTATTCTTCAGACCCGTTGAGGTACTGTTAAGACTTGCAGCATAATCCTGATTGACTTTCTTGGCCGTGACCATGGTGGTTTTGCCTGTGAGGGCTCCCATCAGCTGGCCTATGGAATTTACCACGTTGATAACCGTCTGAATGAAACTGTTCAGAATTGGTGCTACAACATTCAGGATTGGTGCAAAGGCTGTGGCCAGTGAATTTTTGAGCTGTGCCAGAGAAGACATCAGTAGAGAAAGACTTCTGTTTGTTTCTCCACTGTACTGTGCAAGGTTCTGAAATCCCTGCTTTGCGCCATCTACAGCTCCACGGATCACAAAACTTGCAAACATAAATTTTGCAGTCATTCCGATCGTCTTCAGTATACCTGTCAAGCCTCGTCCGGATGTTCCCAGACCATTGAACGAAGATTTTGTCCTGTTAAGAAACGGGATTCCGGATGTGAACTTCTGGATCAGTGCAGCATAAGCACCGGAGCATTTCCGGATCACACCGGTGAAGGAAGATGCAACGTTTCCAACACCTCCCAGAAGCTTTGTAAAGCCTCCCCAGCCCTTCGAAACAGTTGTTCCTATTCCTTTGACAAAGTTCAATGCCTGTTTCGGAAGAGATACCGGCCGCTTTACATCTGTATTTGAGGATTCCATCTGTCTTGCTTTTGTTTTATACTCTTCTACAGCTATCTTTGCTTGATCAATATCATATGTAAGGCTTTTCCATTCCTGGTTTTCTTTTGATACGCCCAAAGCTTGGAGCTTATTTTCTTTTTCGTGATAAGCATCAAGTTCTTTATTTACTTTTAAAATATCGTTTTGTAATTTTTGATAATCTTCTGTTGGCACTGTCTGAGTTGATTTTCCTGATTTTTCTAACAATTCCAACGTTTCTTCATACTCATACAACTGCGTACGAGCTTGGTCAATATCGTATATGAGACTTCTCCATTGCTTACTTTCTTTTTTTACGCCCATCGCCTCAAGTTTTTCACCTTTTTTCTCATACTTTTCTATTTCCTCATTCAAGGTTTTTACAGAATTTCTGATTTCACGATATTCGTCTGTAGGGGTTTGTTTAAAAGCAGTTCCTGACGTTTCCATTTTGGCTGCAACATCTTTGTATTCACTGAGTTTTTTTTCAGCTCGAGTAATATCAACTACAAGGCTTTTCCATTGCTGGTTCTCTTTAGATTTACCCGTGTTTTCAAATTTGTGCTGTTTTTCTTGTAGTTTTTCCAATGATTGCTGTGCTTTTGATAAATTTTTCTGCAATTCTGCATACTCTTCCGTTGGAACTTTGATGCCTGCCTTGATCTGGAAATTTTTCACAGGATTCCTGCTGAGCATTTCCCTGATCTTATTCAGAGTATTCCTTACCGGCTGCAGCGCCTTGCTTTCCATTCCCTTGAACGGATTCTTTACTTTCTCAGTTTCCTTCTGGATTTCTTCAACGCTTTTCTTTACTTCCCGCCGGCTGTTTTCCATTCCTTTTTTCAATGGTTCTGTTGTAGCTTCAATTATCACCTGCATCTTATGAAGTGTGTCTCCCATGGTCTCACCTCCTCTCTTTTTCTCAACAAATTAATGATTATGTCTATAGTTCCATTCGGCGTTGTACGCCCTTCTTTTTTCCATGTACTCTTCCCACTGGCGGGCTTCCTCTGCTTCTTCGTATGCCTTCTGTTCTTTTTCAAACAGTTCCGGATAATAATCCCAGGGATGGGCTATCTTGCCATCTTTGGCAAATAACGCTGAGATATCTACTGCTATGGCCTGGGCCTGAATAAAATTATCCATGATCCGCTGCTTTTCTTCTCTGAGCAACCGCCTTCTTATATTTGCCAAAGTATCAAATATCTCATTTACAGAAAGGTTCCAGAATGTTTCCGCCGGGATCCCCATCTCAAGAGCTACCGGATACAGCTCTGAGAGCTGTTCTGACATCAAGCGTTCTCGATTTCCTCCAGAAGGGATGCCGCTGTTTTCTCCGGTAAAAAACCCGATACCACCATGAGCGGGATCAAAATCTTCTGATAGAGTTCCAGCTGACTGTTTCCTTCATCGATCCATGCGTCATACAGCTTCTGCACATCCTGATAATCAATCCCATGCTCCCACGGTGACATTGCTTCTTGGATGATCGTCAGCATCACGGAAAGCGGCGGAATATCATCGATCATATTCATGAGATTCTGTCTGTACTTATTTTCCAGGCGTCCGATCCCGGAAGCTTTCAGTTTCATCTTGAAGCTCCTGCCACCTACATTCCAATAAGCAAAGGGCTGTCTCTTTTTCTTCTGCTCCTCCAGATTGACTACTTTTTCCTCTGGAGCCTGTGTCTCATTCTGGGCAGAAGCTCCGCCCAGATCCTGAATACCTTCAAAATTCATCATCTTTTATTCCTCCTTACGCCGGATCTGTCTGTTTGATCTCAGACTGTACGGCCATGGTCACCTCAAACTCGATCACACCATTTACTCCACCGCCTGTACGTTTTACGGAAAACTGTGCAGTAAACTCGGTAACTGTTCCATCTTTTGTTTTTTCCTGGAAATCCCAGATCTCTTTTTTGTCTGCTGCATCTCTCATAAGCCTGTACGGGCTTCCGGCTTTACTGTTGTCGTACTTCCATTTGTACTTCATATCCGGAAGGTCTCCAATGCCTTCCTCGTACATCTTGTGCGGATCTGTAAGGCAGGTGTTTTCCTCCTTATCCAGTTCCACTCCGACTTCCGGGATCTCTTTCAGTCCTGGAAGATCTGTGTAAGCTGCAGAGTTTTCTCCAGCTGTGTGTTTTCTGTAACCTAAGGTTGCTCCATTTGCTAACATCGCTATTCCTCCTTATCTCCAGTACACGCTGTCAGAATCCATATCAATGATCCCTTCGTAGCGCATCTGTTTATGCTTCATCCCTGACGGATCCGGCACATCTGCACATGCGATCCGTTTCAGACCTGTCACTTTCATCGCTTCATCTACCTGCAGAGCTGCTTCTGAAGTGCTGTGATTGTTCCAGATATCGATCCGGTATCTTACAAGGGCTTTATCCTCTCTCATTCCTTCAGCATCGGAGCTGGCTTCGTATACATCGTTCTGCTCTTCGGTATACTGGATCGTTGAGCCCTCCGCCCAGGAACGTGGATAAGCATCTGAAACATTTTCGGACACCGTGCACAGTGCCGCGTACACCTGATCTTTTACATTCTTCATATATCCTCCAAATCTGACGCAAGGCTTCCTCCCAGCATCTTTAAGATCTGTTCTTCGTTATCCTTCATAGCCGGATACAGGAACGGATAGGCCGGATTTCCGCTGCATCTATAGAATCTTCCATCCGGCGTGTCTATATATGGCCAACGGTACTTTTCAGCCACTCTTCTGTCTATCTGGCTTTCATGGATCCACCATGGCTGTTGAGTATAGACCGGAGTTACTTCCGGAGAGATGCCGGCATGTTTCTCCTGGCCTTTCGGTCCGGTTCCGAACTCTATGTACGGAGCATAAGCTTTGTCTGTCCAGCAGATCCCTGTGACAGTGTTTTCTTCCTCTGCGGTTTCGGCAAAAATGCTCTGCCGGAGTTCTCCGGTATCTGCATGGCAATTCTCAACTGCTGCTGATCGTACAAACTGGATTGCTTCTCCAACTGCCTGCCGGGTGTCCAACTCGGACACCTCCTGCAAAACTTTCTCCACTTCATCAAATCCATTTACACTCATATCTTTTCCACCTCCATGGTAAGGAAACGATATGGTTTGATGGATATGATCCGATAGTCTGGAAGCTGATCTGCTGCCACATATAGACAAATCCCGTCCCGTTCCTCTATATCCGTTCCATCTTCCAGGATATAATGCAGCCGGCTTTTTCCATCCGTCTGGATCTTATAGTTTCCCTGTATCCGGATATTCCGGATATAATTCAGTTTCTGGCCGTACTGCTCAACCTGTACTTCTCCAGATGCCGGCCAGCTTTCTCCGGTAACAGAAGAGGCAGCACCATATTCCTCGCTGGTACTGCCTTCTTTATCTTTCTTTACCGTCATTTTCTTATGGAAAAATTCCTCAAGTCTGCTTCTTCTCAGCCTCATAAGTCTTTCCTCCTACTCTGGCCAGGCGATACCGGTTCAGCGTGTCGTAGATCTGTTTCGGCGCATCCTCAAAAGTATAACTCTCTCCACCCTCACTTCTGGACTTTTCCCCCTCTGTTCCCATCCGGTTCAAAGCGATCACAGCAAGATCCCGGACTGCCTTTTCCAGCCCGGTCCTTAACTGTTTGCGATTGGTGTAGGACAGCACGAAAGCTTCAGCTTCATCCAGAAGGACAGACAGAAGTTCCTCATTCTTTTCTCCGGTCAGGATCTTCAGCTTTTTGATATCTTCTGCTGATGCCATCGTATCACCCTTTCAGGATTGCCAGAAGGTCCGCTTTTGCCAGGGAGGAGACACCGGTCAGTCCTTTCTCCTTTGCAAGAGTTTTCAGTTCTTCAACTGTCATATCCTCGATGTCCTTACCGATTTTCTCTTCCGGTACTGTGTCTGGTGTGGCTTTTTTCATCGGTGTGAAGCCATCACTGATCAGCTTTTCTGCTGCAGATCCTTCCGCTTCTCTTTCTACATTTTTACGGATCAGCCTCATGCTTTCGCCTCCTGGATGCTCAGATAGATGGAATCCAGTTTATTATCCAGAATCCACATATCATGGAAACGGCGGTAATCCATCTGCCATGCGTTCAATTTCTGGTTTGTTGTCGGGTCGAAGATACGCATGATATCCTGTTTTGTGACAGCGATTGGCGTGGTTACAGGGCAGATGAAAAAGTTCAGGTTCTTTGCAGATGTTCCTTTTTCATATCCGCCTTTTTCCTGGCCACTATCTTTACCGTTATTGATCTTGATAGCTGTGTACATACGGTTGGAAGGTGTGGAAACCAGCGGTACACCATCTACGGAAGGAACCTGTGTCTGAATTCCGCCTTTAGAGAAGGTCACTACAGTGATCTTGCCCGCAAGTTCCAGTTCCAGCTCCATAATAAAGTCCGGTGTTGCCTGGCAGATAAGAGCTCCGTTATAGTTTTCTCTTACCGCTTTGATCCCTTCTTTCAGCTTACGCAGAGCAGATGTAGAAGCAGTTCCCGGTACATAAGATTCTCCGATCATTCCTGCTTTATCTGCAGTAAGTGTTTCTGTGGCCAGCTTGCTGATACGGTACGCATCGATCTCCGGAACTACCTGTGTCCTCTGGAACTCTCCCATAACTGCACCGGCAGTCGGGATAAAGTTTGCCTCGTTGATATCCATCGGATCCAGCTGGAAGAGACGGCCACGGTCCTGTGTCATTTTTCTGGTCTCGTACTCCAGGGTAACGGAGCCGCGCTGGTATCCAGCCTCACGGTCATAGTCGCCCATTCCCTGAACGCTCATTTTCGGGATCTTTACTTCAGATCCACCGTTATAGATCACCTGGCCGGCATTGGCATCCATCCAGCCGGTGGTTGCTTCCTGAACAGCGATCTTATCAAGCTGTGTCATAAATAAGGTTGCTGTTGCTAAAGTATTGATTGCCATTGTTTATTCACTCTCCTTTAAAAAATACCCATCATCGCATTGTATACCTGCTTTTCAAGGGCTTCCTGTGTGTTTGTTTCTGGTGCTTTTTTCGGAGGCTTGCCGCCCTTCAGCTTCTCATCGACTGCTTTCTCAACTGCAGTCTGGAACGCTTTTTTGACGGTTTCCATGGATTTCTTGCAGGCATCTGCATCTGTATAATTCAGTACTTCTGCAAGCTCCACCGGAAGTCCTTCGTCTGACAGGTTGTTCTTTGCTTCTGCCATGAGCTCACTTCTGGTTACTGCTGCCTCCCTGTCGGAAAGTTCCTTTTCTTTTTTATTCTGCATGTACTGCGCTTTTTCTTCCTTGGTCATCTTGGCCAGCTTCTCAGCTTCGGAAAGCTTATCATCCGTCAGTGCCTGCCACTTCTCCTGTGCGTTTGTCACTGCCGTATTGACTGCCTTCTGGACACGTCTGTCAAATTCTGCCTGATTACTGCCTGTTTTCAGGAAGTCATCAAAAGATGGAGGATTATCTCCTTCGCCGCCCGTACCTTCTCCGGATCCGCCGCCATTGCCCTCACCGGCCCCAGCACCGTCTCCGCCTTCTGCGAATAACTGCAGGTTCATTGGAACTTTACACATTGCTTTGAATACTCTGTTTCTCATATCTTTTCCTTTCTGCCCAGCCTATTCGTTCTCACGCCCGGGCCATTCAGTTTTTGGAATCTGCTTCTTTAACGCCTAGCGGAAAAAGGCATAAAAAATAAGACGCTTCACCCTGCGTCTCACCGGGAGATAATTGGATCACCTATTCCTTCCCTTTGGCTGCTGTCTTTGCTTCACTTACCATCTCAGCAACACCTTCGCTGATCAGATGTGTCCCTCTGTTTTCTGTTACTTCCAGAACAGTTCCCTTCTCGACGATTTCTTTCAAGCAGATGTCGCTGTATCTTTTGATGCATTTTACTTTCATTCTCTTCACCTCCCCTCCGTTGCGCCGGCGCAATTACAGTTTAAAGCACATGTTCTGAAACTTCTTATAAGCATCAAGGTATAACTCGTGCTTATCTCCGTTATATGTCAGCTCATAATACATTCCATCCGGCACAGTCGTGCTCAGAAGTGCTTTACTGTTCTGTAATGTCTTACAACTCCATACCACGTACACATCCTGTACTGTGATCTGCTTTCCATCGGTCTTATCCATATGGGAGTTTGTATATTCAGCTACTTTCGCCTTACAAAGCCTTAAAAATTCTTCGTTTTTCATTCTCTACTCCTCCGCAAAAATCCAGTCTTCCGCAAGCATATCTGCCTGAGATGCAAGCCATCCCATCTGCACACCAGATGTTCCTACAAAAGCCACTGCCATGTTGCCAATAGCATTGTGCTCACAGTTTACAACTTCGCCATCTGCTGCCTTATAAGAAATCCCAGTTGCAAGCTGAATGTACTGTTTTTTACCATTCCATCCTTTACGAGCTACTTTGGACCCTCTTTTCAGGTACTTGATAGCTTCCCCGAAAGAAAATGTTGCTTCTCCGCCCAACTGCGGACAGTTTACTTCATCTGCAATGATCCATTCATCAGAAAGAATATTCTGAAGCGTATATACAACGCTCTGGGTTTCCCGGATATCCAGTTCCTGTCCATCTTTTGTGTGCATGATGATTGTTTCTTTCTCTGGACTCCAATACCAATATCCTCCCCAGGACGGTAATTTTGCTTTACTTCCTGCTTTCATTGCCTTTAATGCTTCTTCAAACTTCATTTCTGATCCTCTCTTTCTTAAAAATGGGTATAAAAAGACCACCGGCCATTTCTGACTGGTGGTATCAGTTGGTCTGATAATAAATATCATCCCTTATTGATTCAAGCATATATGTTTTCGCTGATGGCTCATAATTTGCGTCCATCCAATATACCGACTCATCTTCCACAAAAAGCATAAAATCAATTTTGGTATCCACATCTACTTCAAATACTCCATTATTTTCACAATTCAGTACTCTCTGAACCAGCTCATTGTCAGGATACATTTCTTTAAGAAATTCGATCTGCTCTTTTTTTAGTTCAAATCTTCGCATTTCCATTTGCTATTCTCCTTACATAGTCTGCATCTGTTGGATTGCATTGAATCAGAATCCCCGTCTCAGGATCTAATGAGACTGTTCCATGTCTGCCAATATATTTCTGGCTTTTTCTTGAATCAGGATCCGTTCTCGTAGGAAATACTTTCGCCGGATTCTCCAGCGCATCCCGTATTCCTTCCACGGTAACTCCTGATCGTGATCTTCCCGTTTTTGGATCTTTCATGGTTCCGATTACTCTGTCCATGAAATGTTTACTCTGTCTGGTTACTGCTGTTCCCTCAGAAGTCTTTATACCAACAACTTTTTCATTGATTTCATCATAAATCTTCTGATAATTCTCGAATCCAGATAACGGAGATATCGTGCCTTTATCTACAGAACGTGCATAAGTCCTGAGCAGTTCCCACTTCTCAGGTTCATTATACTTCATTTCCTGGAAGTCTGCAAAATGTTTCGGCATGTCTTTTCCAAGAAGTTCCCGATACCGCTCATACTGCTTCCGGTCTGACGAAGCGTTCTTGACTGCTTTCTCCTGGGCTTCTGCTTTTAGATTTCCTTTGACGTATTTCTCATACCACTGTTCATAGGTCATATCCGCAGGAACCATCTCTGTACGCCCTGTTTCCGGGTTGTAAGCACTTCTTTTCATGTTCCTGAGGATTTTATCATCTATGACAGAAATCGTTGTAGAGCGGCAATATGGATGCATGGGAGGATAGTTCACTCCGGCTTTCCGGTCTTTCACCGAAAAAACCTTTCCATCCAGTTCCCGACAGATCTCACTGGTACGAAGATCCAGCACTGCCACATAGCGATAATTCTTGATCCCGCAGTCAATATAACTCTGTGCAGTCAATTCTCCTGCCATGTAACAGGATTCTGTTCTTACCAATCGCCTGGCCTGCTTTGCTCCCCCTCCGCACTGGGCCTGGATGGATTCCTCTGTTTCCCGGTCTGTCCGGCCGGTAAGGAGACTGATCAGCAATTCATCCTTCAAGGAATCTGCAAGCTGCTGTGTGTTCTGCCAGATACGGTCTGAAAAATGTTTTCCGGACCATTTCATCTGCAGAGCCTGGTCGATCTGTTTCCTGCTCACATGAGAGAAGCTGAATGCCAGACCGGTTTCTTTCTGCATGTTGTAAATGGAATGATAATAGGCTTTTTCTCCAAGCTGTTCCAGAAGTTTGGTATCGAACTGCTTCTCCTGCTGGTATACCTGCTGCATCACCGTATCTACCTGCGACATGAGATTCTGCAAGCGTTCCATTCTTGCACGGTACGCCGGAGCTTCCAGCTGTTTCAGAATCTCACTGTCCTTTTTCCGGTTCTGGAGTTCCTGTTTCAGCTGATCAATGGAGTTTTTATCCTGTATGGAATTTATGATCTGCCAGGCTTCTGTTTCTGACAGACCATATTTTGTCATGAACTTCTCAAAGATATCTCTTGCGGCATATTCCAGCTGGAGAGAGGCTTTCCGGTATACTCTGGAAATGAGATCTGCTGTCTCTTCTGCATCCTCCATAAACTGATACATATCCCAGGCAGACCTCTGTTCCCAGTATTTTCTACGCATCTACTTTTTCCTTATCATCGGGATCCTGCTCCGGTGGCGTATTGTCCTGCAGTCCAAAGACTTCCTGCTGCCGCTTCAGATTCTCTTCTTCCTCTGCTTCCAGGGCTTTCAGTTCCTCATCCACATCATCCACAAACGGGACCTGAGAAAGCAAGGTCTTACGGCTTACCTTTCCCCACAGATTTGCCACGATCTGGGATATCTCCAGGAGATTTTTCGGCAATGCTCTGGTGAATGTCATCGTGATCCCGGATGGATCGATGCTGGTTCCATGCAAAGCCAGATAGTTACAGAATATCCGAACTCTTTTTCTCAGACCTTTTTTATAATATCTGGTCTTGATTTTTGTGATATTTTCCATACCCAGGAGCTTAAATTCCATAGCCACACCACTGACGTTCCCCCCGAAGCTTTCATCTGACATACAGGGAATGTGGGAAAACTTATGGATATCCTGCTCAATGGCTTTCTTAAGGATCTCCACACCGTTTTCATCAAAAGTCCTGGTCAGATATTCTGCTTTGGCTGTGTCCGGCATCTCAAGAACCTTGTACTTTTTAAGACGGGCTTTGGCCTTTCGGATGCTCTCGTCTTCATCCTCAGTGTTCGGTTCGTCCTCATCGGTCAGCAATGTTCCATAGATGGCCAGGATTGCATCAATAAACTGCTCCTTATCTGTCACACGATCGCTCATCAGCGCATTGTATGCATCGATCAGTGGGATCTGCAGTTCAAAATCTCCAATGGCCAGTTTATTGTTCAGGTATTCGATGATCGGGATTTCACCAAGATAATGAGGCACCGCCGGCTCTGTGGTTGCCTGGATCGTATTGTTGTTCTCGATGTCCAGCTCGTACTTATAGTTTGTGGTCACCACTGTGGCCATATAGTGGTCCGGAAGCTTCCCGGAATCATCTTTCCGGATATAATAATAGACAGCAAAGAGTTCGTTTTCCTCTATGCTGTCGTCTTTTACCATGAAAGCATTCTCCGCAGACAGGTTCTTAGTCTGTAGGTTATTCTCGTTTTCCTTCACATAGACATATTCATAAGCCAGACCGTAGATGGATGCCTCCAGGCCGTTGTCCCCGTCTGTTTCATCCGCTCCGGACAGCTCCAGTGCATCTGTTAGGGGCTTGATGTCTCCTTCGGATTTATAAGTCACTGGGTTGCCGATAAAATAGCTACTGGCTGTATCAGAGATGTCTTTTGCATGATTGCACACAAGACGGTTTTCCCGTTTGGTCTCATCCAGGATCTTGTGCTTTCCTTCGTAGTAGGACATATTCTTCTTCAGCCGGTCCACCATGCTGATGTGTTTGCTAATCAGCTGGCGAATCGCCTGCTTATCCGGATTTAACTCATCGAAACTTTCTCTCGGTATTGTAAATGTGTATATTTTTCTCACCTCCTTATCTCTCGGAAACGTGCTGCTTTTCTGCCGATTATGGTGCTGCACATATAGCGTGTGCTGTCGAGACA